CTATCGCGCGTTGGACCGTCTCCGTTTCATAGATTCTGATGCCTGTCCATAGGATCGTAAAGAATGCCGCCAGTGGCGGTAATAAATCAGAAAGAGTACCGATTACAGTGAATACGGATACTGCGTCGATGGCGTGTTTAGTCGTCTCGGCGGTTGTGGACACTGTGATCTACTCCCAGGTTGGTTTCGATCACTATTTTATCAGATACTTTCAGGCCAATCAGCAATCGGAGCGTTGCCAGTTGGATTTCCATCAGCATCAACCGGAGTTTCGTAAAGCGCCATAAATTGCGCGTGTGTTGTACACGCATTGATCGCCGCTTCAATCGTGCCTGATGCTGTACGAACCGCTGATCGATAATCCCTGACTGTTTGTGGAATCGATGTCTGAGTCTCAGCTTTTCGAGTCACATACCAGTCTGTTGGAGCCAGTAGCGATCCTGCTGTCACTTTAGTCTGTGCAATGGCGTTGCTCTTGAGTCCTTTGGTGACCACCTGATTACCGTCAGCGTCCAAGACAGCATTGCCGTTTTCATCAACCTCATTCACATCGTTGATGTTCTTTGGATTGTTTGCTGACCAGTAGAACCGATTGTCGAATGGTGCAGGATCGTCTACCCACACAAGACCCATTGCAGTCTTGGTAGCATCGTCCCAGTTCATCCAGTTGGTTGGGTGCTTCACGCCATTGGAGTCTGTCCAACTACGTCCTGCTCTGATAATACGTTCATTGTATGTGTACATGATAATTACCTTGCGTTTGAGTATTTTGCGGGCTGTTCCGCGAAAGCTAAGTAGCTAAAGTCCATCAGGTTTTCATTCGTTCCTTGGAATGAACCACGCAACTTAAACCCATTAGATAGAAAATCAATATCGGCTGTTGTGGAATTAGAGACTTCACCTGCAACAGAAGCAGCATTGATGTAATCATCGACCACATTGTCTTGTGACCTTTCAGAATCAAAAATATACCAACCCCATCCTGCGCTTGATACTTGTTTTATCATCACCCATTTCGGCCTGAACCCCGTATAGACAAACGTGCCGTCTGTTGCAGACCCATTTCCGGTGTATTGCCCTACCTTGCTAAATCCATCAACGGAATGAAATGAATACATCACATAATCATATCCGCTTCCATTAAGCCAAGCGATTGAACCTAATGTAACGTGGGTGCTATCTGGCTTTGTATCATTCCAAAAAAGTGCATTATCTTGATTTCGATAGTTAGTGGTATTTAGTTCTAAGTAAATATCTTCTGGATTCGTTATATCTTGGTATGCGTGATAAGCCGGCCATCCCTGTAAAAATGTTCTACCTTTACAGATCACAAACTCAGGAGCTTCATTCAAATGATGCGGGATTCTGTGACCACCACTATTATTACCGCTATACGCAATAATTGAGACTCCTGCATCAGCATTGGCTCTGCCTGTATAAGATTGTGAAGTTCCTACTCCGGCTGTTGAGCCTGACACTGTTGTTGGTAAAGACCAATTAAAAGCTACATAGTCTTGTCCCGATTCGTTTGTGCGACTCCAATCAGAGTTGGATGAGTCTAAAGTAAACCCATCAGTGTCGAATGTTTCAATCGCACCAAATCCACCATTTCCGCCTTGCGGAGCATAATCTTCTGTCCCTGTGTATGGGCATAATAAAAATGAATAGTATGAACCATTCGTGCCACGCACTTTGTCAAAGAATGTGTGGTAATCACTGGCTGATGTACGGTTTTTAATCCATGTAAAATCTGGCTCAAATCCCACACCTGTAACACTTAAACTGCTAGAATTTCCTGAGTAAGTGACCACATTAAAATGATCTTCAGGCGTAGCATCCTGTGCAGGGTCAATAACAGGGTCTGGTAGGTTGGCTGTGCAGAGTGCTAAAAAGCCCGATGGCGGTGCGTACTTGAAGTCTCCGATGCCGTTATCGTCAGAGTTGCCGCCTGCTGTGAGGTTTCCTGCGAATGTTGAGTCTTGGCCGAAGTTGACGTTGGTAGTAAACGCAGACCCCGAGTTGTCCCTGAAGAATGGGAATAGATCTTCAGTATTTGAATAAGTACCAGTGGTCAGACTTGAACCATTGAGATAAACCGTAAAAGACTTGGCATCAAGATCAAACGCAAATGCCAGAATACTGCCAGTAGAAGCATCACCTGTAACAGATGTTGCTGAACCATCCTCAAGTCTGTCTAATGTTGTTGAACTACTGCCTATCTGTAATCCTGTACGATTCAGTCCTTGAGCATCTGCGTAGCCATAAACACCACGCTTGTTTGCATCAATCAATACTTCCCAGTACCACTTGCCTGTTTGCGGGCCAAATGTACCAAAAACTGATCCTTGGTTTGCGGCACTACAAACTGCCTTCAGATTTCCTTCTCGTGTCTCAACAACAGAGTCTTTGTTGACTGAGTTCAACACCGCAAAGTTATTCGTCGGACTATCCAACACTACATCACTTGCAACTAGGTTGTTGACTGTCCAATCGTTGCCGTTACCTGATGTGTCATCACCAATAGCGGCAGAGTCTTCAAACGTCAGCTTAAACCCATTCGTGCCGTATGTGACTGATGGTGACTTAGCAACCCAGATACCTGACTTCAGTTCACCGAAAGCGTCAGCCGTGTAACTTGTACCGTCTGTGAAGTGAACTTCGGCTAGGTAGCCGTCTAGGTAATTAGGATTGGCAGAAATATACAATACTGGATTACTACCAAAATTAAAGTATGAACTATCCGTTGTGTTATTTGGATACAAGCCAGATGCTTTTGATGCTAGATTTCCATTGATATAAATTTTTGCTCTATCAGTGTCTGTTGCCGCAGTATAATCAACACTTACAACAATGTGATACCAAGCAGAAGGGTCACGCAACAATGCGTTTGATCTAAAAATTTCACCATTTCCGCCTTGCCGAAAATCATAATAGACAAATTGACCTCCGGCATCTATGTAAATGTATCCGGCACTGCTAGAAGCAGGGTTTGTAACAAATAAGTATTGAGTTGTGGTGACACTTCCACGCTTAAACCAAAATGAAAATGTAAATGTTTTGTTGCTGTCTCCTGACTGACCAAAAGTTTGGCTCAGATAAGCACCATCCCCATCTTCAAACCGCAAAGACTGGTCAATGGTCTTGGGGTAGAAGCCACCTGCTGCTGATACTCCGAAAAACTGATTGCTGTCAAACATTATGAAAACGCCAGTTGTGGTGTGCCTAAAAGAATCCGTCCCGATGCCGCGACAACATATGGAACGATGTCAGTTGCACTAGCCGCTGTCGATAGTGTCAGCCCTGCGCCTCCTGCTGTTTCGTAATCCGTACCCAATGAAACTGTGCGTCCGCCAGTTGCATCTTGAATGAACACGATGAAACCAGATTGACCGACTGTCTCAGTTGTTGGATTTGCTAGTGTTACTGCGCCTGTCAGAGTCAGAACGTGATTCTGATGCGTTGAGAAATCGAGCGTAACCGATCCGGTGTTTGTCGCGTCTGTGTTTGTATCACCTACACCGCGAGCCGCTGTCAGAGTTCCTACAACATCCACTGCACCACTATCTGCTACTGTGAGTCGAGCAGTGCCTTCATCTGTCTTGAATGTCAGTCCTGCTGCATCTACGGCTTGCATGACCGCAGATCGCACTTCCATCTCGTCAGTAGCCTGATCTAAATACGCCAAGATGATCCAGGCATCATCATCTTCATTGCGCAGCTTCAAAAGATCGTTTGTTGAGTCGTACCATAATTGATTCGCATAAGTTGATGTCGGCTCTGTGGCTCCAGAACTCAATGTTGCCAAAGCAGCTAGTGCGTTGTTTAAGTCTGACCGGAATGCCGGAAAGCCCTGGTTCGCAATGTTGAAATCATGTTGGCTCACGTTTCTTGTCTCCCGTAGCCTTTCGCCACATAGTCAAAAGTTCGATCAACGGCGCTTCCGCCTGAATCCTTGAACGTTATTGTAAACCCAGATGCACTCTTAGAGGTAATTTCGTAGTAATCACCTGTCGCTAAATTCTGAGCAGTGATCCCAATCGCCGGTGAAGCCTTAAATGCAGGAGAAAATGTCACTGCTTTTGCTCCTGCTCCAGAGGCAATGTCTTCTCCAGACAATACTCGATCAGGCATATCAATCTCAACAGATACGCCAGACACGACAGGTGTCGCCTGAGTATCAGTTGTCGTTAATTTTAACCTAAACTCAAATGCTCTTGCTGTGTAATCACCAACAAAAAATGGCTGCCATGATGACCAAGTTGGCGCACCAGCAGGATCATCATTGGTGCTACGCAACTGTAGTTCTACATCAGTGTTATCAAAAGCATTCACATCGCCATCAAATTCACCTTCACGCGCATCAAATAAGCCTGTCGCATCATCAAAGGTGTTCACATAGTCTTGACGGGTAGATGTCACCGATGCGGTCAATCTTGAAGTAAATACAGCACCCAAGTCTGCTGAATTTGCAAAGTAGTAAAAACCTTCCAAATCAACAAACCCACCGCCACCATCGAATAGGCCGGTAGCATCATCAAAGTTGCCAAGCGCAGAATCGAACAAAATAGATGTGTCCAAGATTAGCTGATTCTCAGCATCAAGCTCGACCGTATCATCTTTGACACCATCGAACTCAGGACCTTCGGTCACTGTCTGCACAACATTGAGATTCTCGATTCCGGCAATGTTAGTCAGTACAACAAGTGTTGCAGGGTTTTGTGATGCAAGCCCTAATTTATCGACAGCCTTGATAAAGTAAGTACCTTGACGCGCTGGTACTGTTGCGGCATTACCAGGGCGAGGCTCTTTTTCAGTAAGATTAATCGCATTCTGATAAGTCGCTCCAGATGTCAACGATGAATATCGAACTCGGTAATACGAAAGATCAAGGTCAGAAACAGGAGTCCAAGTAAGATTCAGTGTTCCGCCAACGACGTTACCAGTGAAGTTTGTGACATCTGATGGAGGCGCTGTTTTACCCACAACCTGATGTTGAACAGTGGTGTAATCAGAACGAACTCCAAGCGTATTGATCTGTCTAGCACGAACATCATAAGTCACCGCATCCTGAGCATCGAGCAACTCAAACCGATTGCCTGACGCTTGACCCATGTTCACATACTCAGTGTCCGTAGATAACTTCGCCTGAACTTCATAACGATCAAAGAATGTAGAATCACCTGTAATTCTGGCAACCAGTCTAGTGACTACCTTCTCAGCAATGACAATCAATTCATCGGAAACCTCTACGCCAGGAGGGGTCACATCAAATGGACTTGGAAGGTTAGTATTCTCTGCCAAGTCAAGCGCCGTCTCTTCACCGTCAGCCCAATCATAGACTGCCTCAGCAGTTTCTCTGAGCATCACGCCAACTTGAGGTTTTAGTCCCATCTCTGCTGACCAAGCAAGCACCTCAAACTCTTTCTGTGCCCATCCATAACGATCAATAGTCAACTGAACAGTGTCGCCAACCTGAATCTCAAAGCCTTTCAGGTTAAGAGTTGTATTCACGACGATCTGCTGTCTTGCTTTCTCTAATTGCAACTTAGCGAGACGCTGACAAGTCGCATTAGATGTAACGCACTGGAAATCAATGTTGCGGAATATCTGCTCACCATCTTCTGCTTGATATAACGTATTCGTGATAGGTGAGAATGTCTGAGGCTGATACAAACTTGTTGGCTCTGGATAGACACCTTTGACTGCGTTGAATGTGTCTCTACGCGAATCAGCAGTGTTAATTGTGATCGAATCAACAATATCGTCTTCGGTAATCTCAACTGTTGGGGAACGATATTCTCCAACAAGCAGTGTCCACTTACCGCCAACGTAAACAAGCGATCCTGCGCATGCAGTCAGCATCTTACTTAGAATCGCTTGTGGAGTTTCTCCAGAACTAAATGCGCCATTGATCGTATAGCGCTTTTCTGTGCTTTCATCAGCTAGCGTAATATCTTCATCGCAAGTTGCTTCAGCAGTTGCGAATGCAGTGACATCATACTCGTCATCCTGAACATCAAGCCCGAAATCTGGGTCCTGAATATAATCAAGGATTGCTGTTGCAGCGTTACTTGATGTGTTTCTTCCGGTTAGCTCAACGCTGAAGTTAGGGATGCCTTCCGCAAAAACATCCTGGTTGTACTTGAGCTTGACCGCAATACACGCCAAACCTTTGAATTTCTTCTCAGATGCGCTTGTCGGACTGAGTAATGAAAATGTATGTCCATCATCACTACCATCGCTAATTTCAAAGCTCAGATAACCAGATTTGCCATTATATGAAACCGAATAACTTGTATTGAGGTCTGGGTCTTCTTTAATTACTTCATCATTGGCATACACTTTAGATGCTGAATCAATCGTATGACCGGCTAGGGTAATCACCATGTACAGGTCTTTATTGCCACGCAGAAGCTCCATAAATACGATATTTCCGCCAACACGGGTTTTCCCGTAGACGATCTTAACCGGATCAGTTGGCTGTTTACCTGTAATTAGCTGACCTGAGATTGCTTCGGGCGCAGATATCCCAAGATTGGGATCGCCAGATGGCGTATCAAATGCACCTTGAGCCGTAAATGATGCGGAAGAGACTGATGATGGAGTAGCTGCAATGGTAATGGCAGTTGATATGGCGGCACTAGCGGCGGCAGTAGCAATCGCGGCAGTCGTCGCTCCTGCTCCAAATCCTAAAGCGGCAGCCGCTGCACCTCCAGTATAAACAACAGCAGC